CAAGCCATTCGTTGATATCCTCAACGAGCTTCTTCTCTTCTGCGCTTTCTGCAGGACGATCCTTGAAATCTAGAGCGTTGTAATTGATCTTGGCTCCGTCAGCGCCTGTAACGGGATCTCTTTCGTTGAAAGATTTCGTTACAAACTTGCTGCTCGTTACCACGGAGGCACAGTTAATCCTGTTGTTATACAGGGTCTGGAAGTACGAGATGAAGTTCTTCTGGCTGGATTTACCAGAAATCATTGCCGTCGTTACACAGCGTGGGGGAAGCAACCGATGATTGGGAGACACACCGATGAAGGCGATGCGTAGAAATTCCTCTTGGTTGCGCATCCCTAGGTTGCCGAAGTAAGGCGTAAAACCTATAAGGATGAACTCGATCGGAATCCCGTTGTCGTTCGCATCCACAATCGCGGAATCGGAGTCCACGTCTGATTTCCAGCGACGAGCTTGGAGATCAATACGTAGTGTATGGGGAGGAACGTTAGCGAGAATCTCGTCTTCAGAAAAGTTGCCAGCGATGAATACCATAGTTAGATACCTAGATCAGAGGGAGAAATCAATAGAACCAATAGCCGCAGCAGCTACCTTACCTTTTTCAGGATCAGCAGCTTTCTTGGGTGCGGACTTCGTAGATTTGGGAAGGTAGAGGATTTTGTCCAGAGTGTAGTTTAGGTAGTTTTTGTCGTCTTTTTCGCTTGTAGAAACTTTACCCACGGCGATCGTGGGCGTTCCGGGCGCTAGCTCTGAGAGTTGCTTAGAAAGCTCGGCCCAAGCTGTCAGCTTTATCCAGTTAGTTTCTGAATTTTCAGACTGCCAAGCAAGAGACCTGTTGGTTACTGTTGTATCTGATAATTCAACCTCATCGGACTTGGGTCCTAGACCACCCGTCGCAATGAATAGGTTGATTGCCAACAGATCGTCGAAGTTATCTCTTGTTACAACCAGCATCGGCTGCATCTGAAGAACTCCGTCTAGCGTTGGCCGCGTAGGCCCAATAGCTAGTACAGTATCTGATTTTTTAAGATCCTGTAGTAGTTTTCCTACGTAGTGGTTTTTGTCTTGAAGGAGTTGAACTTTTGTGTGTACACGTTTTTCGTTGGAGGGTAGAGAATCAGCTAAGACGTTGATTACGCCTTCATTTTCTTGAGCTGGTTCTGTGATCGTCAGACCGAGTAGAAAGACATTCACGGTTTAGTTTCCGGTAAATAGTTGAACGATGGACTTTTAGTGCCTTGGCAGCCTGGGTCACCCCAGAACCTTGGCCTAGAAATGCTAGGAGCATATTGGTGTCCGCGCCAGTTAATTTTGAGTTTTTTCCGGATTTATACGAGAAGTGGTATGGGTTTATGCAAGATTTGCAATTGCAGCTTGGGCGAGCCACTACTCCCTCTCTAGGTATATCTAAGTATTTAAGGATCAAATTTCGGACGTAGTACCGTTGTTTAAATACATATATACATGGAACGTTATTGCTGAAAGTTTCTGTCCAAGGTTCGCACGTTCTGTAATCATACATATTTGTAGCCAGTTTTTTAAATAAAATAGCTAGCGGAGTTTCTTTGTACTTTGTGTATCGTAAGTTAAATGAAGTTGCATCTAATGCACGACAAATATCCTCCGCTTGAGCCACAGCGTGGTTACTGTTACTAGCTTCTAGAGCAAGCGTTACAGATTTTTTGTTTTTTATTACTTCAAGTTGATAATCTTTATCATTACTCATAGAATATATTGTTTAATTGTCGTAAGGAGTGTAACTATAGTATGCGTTTGTGTCTGGATCGTAATATCCATTGAATTTAGGCTCTTCATCCGCCGCCGCTGCTGGTGCGGAGTTGGTCGCTTCCCAGTATTGTTGAGCAGGACTTTGTGCTGCTGCAGCCGGTGCCGAGGCTTGATTGGAACTTTCGGTAGCCGTCTGACCGGGAGTTTGAGAGGAGTTAGGTGTATAAAAAGCCACTCCTTCTTTTTGGAAGCCAAGTGAACCCAGATTTGCAGCTTCTTTTGCATCGCTTGTGTAGAAATGCTGTCCAGTAGCCGCTTGGAAATATCGGTCAACAGCTGTTGAACCTTCGGAAGGTGCCGTATAAGCTGCACCAACAGACCCTTCTACGTTATATCCTGCACCCGCCGCAACATCTTTTTCAGCTGCTGAGGCAGTGTAGAAGTGATCCCCTGTTGTCGGATTAAACAATCTGTAAACATCTGAAGTTCCGGTTGTCTGACCTGAGTCTTTAAATAGTTGAAATGCTTGACCCTCGGATGAGAAGCCCGCTGAGTTTCCTTCTCCGACATTACTGGTGTACAGGTGACGCCCCGTGGAGGGATCAACAAACCTAGACATGGCCAGTGTTTCTGGTGTCTTGGCAGGTGCAGTAGGCGCAGGTGTAGCAGGTTTTTCTTCTACTTTGGTCTCTTCATCTTTTGGAACTGGACTTACTATATCTTTAAACGGTACGTTTACAGTAGGGGTGTAGTCTGGTTCTGATGATCCCCAATCTATATTGTTATCTTCTGCTTTATACGCTTCTGGCTGTTTATAAGTTACTCCTGCAGCACTTCCCGCTGGCGGCGTGGCAGCAGCAACAGGTTTTGTTGGGGCAGGTGTTTGAGCTGGTGCCGTTTCAACAGGAGCTTGGACAGGCTCATCACCTTTATGTCCATAAGTGAGCGCAGATCCGTGTCCACTTTCTGGTTTGTTGTAAGCTAATCCTTTTTCAGAAGTAAAAAAACGCTGCCCAGCAAATTCTTTAGGTTCACCTCCATCAAAACCCGATCCTACAGCTTCTAAGAAAGTATTCCACTCTGCGTCACTACCTGGCCCAAACTCTGGTTTGGTGGTTTCAGTTGACGTGTCTGTACTGTCCGAACTTTGTGTAGATTCGGTGTCACCTGCAAATCGAATGGGTTCTTGTTTATCCTCGGCAACAGGAGTATCGGGAGTCTCGGTTATACCTATATTTTGTCGTTCTTCTGGTGTAGATTTCTCAAGCCAATTATCAGGGAACAGTGTGTCCCCGGCGCTAAAGGAAGACCCTTTTTTTAATGTTTGTCCAGCTAACTGAAAAGCCATTAACTTGTACTCGGTTTAAAGGACTTAAGCAGCAGTGGACGGAGAAGAGCTTCCCTCTGTAGCCGAAGGGTTCTTAGCTTTTATTTTAAATTTAGGTTTGTATACGTTACGCAAACCTGGAAAATATGAAGTCAACAGAGAATCTCCCTCACCATTGTCGGAGGACTCAGCACGACTAAAAGTATCTCCAGCGAACCGCATAACCGCAAATAAGATCTGCTCTATCTTAGCAACTAGACGGATCAATGTTTTCGACCATAAACCGTTTTAACACGTGACGTTTAGGGCTGATCATGTCCAGTGTCCTTAACCTGAATAGAGCTTCTTCGTATGTTTTAAATATCTCTGCTTTGGATCTGTTGGAAGAGTACTCCGCCACTTTATTATTTTGTAAGTAGCTGTGGACGTACAGGCCATCCTTAGACATGATGGTCCACGTCTCCTTGAACTTCAATTTGGAGTGGGAAGCCATCTCGGCCTCTGTGTATAAACGAGGGGTCGTAGCAAGTTTAGTCATTTTTTTGGAGGTTTCATTTTTCTTAATGTTTACAGACTTAACAAATGTTTTTTTGAGAGATCTCGCTTTGTTTGCTGCGCGTAAGGCAGAGTCAAACATCTCTTCGGTCAGGTAAACCTCCGCATCGATACGAAATCCACCGTGGTAACCCAGTTGTGTTCGGATAGCAAATACATCTTTTTTAGTTTTGTCAGGGATTTTAGTAAGTTCGGCTATTTGGCTGCCCATGAATCTCCGGTTGATGCGTCGGCGGATGCTGGTACCGATGATAGTACTTTTTCCGCTGCTTCAACCATAGTTTTCTCCCAGATATCTTTATAATCTTCCGCTAGATCTTCTCTTACTTCTAGTACTAGTTCATCATGAACACAAGCCACTAGCTTAACATTGTCATTTAAATGAGTACCTAGCTCTGCTACTGCAATCTTAAGTATGTCAGCTCCACTTCCCTGAACCAACGTGTTTGCAGCACACATCATCGTCGCGTCGTCATAACTCAGGAGACGACGCCTTCCGCAAGCCGTCCGGACATAAGCCCATCCATCTTGCACTAAAGCTGCCCGTTCATGGTGCCAAGCTCTTAGCCGTGGGTAGGCCAAATGAAACGCCGCGTGGGCTACTTTGGCTTCGGATAACGTTAACATCTTACCACTCTGTGCGGCATATGTCTTGTATTTGCGGTAACCCATCCCATATAACAAGGCGAAGTTCAGAGTCTTTCCTTCTTGTCGTTGCTCTTTAGTAACTTCTGTAATCGCTATCTTATATATTAAACTAGCTGTCAATGTGTGTAAATCTATGTCGTCTATGAATGCCTGCCTCATTTGAGGAATATTAATAAGTTCTGCCCCAAGTCTCAATTCGATCTGAGCCCAATCACAAATAACAAGCTTGAAGCCCGG